ATGGTTTACCGCCTAGCGGGCAATGGTTTTCATGATGTTGTGATGCACACATGCGATAACCCGAGTTGCTGCAACTTGGCACACCTTCGCGGCGGTAGCTACAAGGACAACACGGCTGACATGGATGCGAAGGGGCGGCGCCGGCTTGGACGATCTGACCACCTGCGTGACCGAGCGAGCCACCCTCGTGCTCGCGCAGTATTTACGCCGCTGGGTGAGTTTGCGTCTGCCGCGTTGGCCGCTGACGCGCATGGGCTTGCCGCTGGCACGGTTCAGCGAAAGTGCCGCGATGGTGAGGCTGGGTACGGTTACATTTAGCCCCCCCCGGCCCCCTCTTGCCAACCGACGCTCACTCAGAGTAAAATTTAAAAAAACGGGAGTTATCACGATGGCTGGGAAGGCTTTACGCAAAAAGATATTAGCTGAGGTCGCCAAGAATGGCGGCGCTGAGTATATATTCGATCGCCTGTCGTCTGGCACTACGGTGACGGCGATGGCTAAGGAGTTTGAGTGCAGTCGGGAATATTTGCGCAATAGCTTGCATACTGTGCCTGAGTACAAGGCGGCGATGGAGAGCGCCAAGTTGACGGCAGCTGACGCGCTGGTTGAGCAGGGCTTGGAGATGGTTGACGCGTTAGACGGCGGTAGCTCAACGCAGGAGATTGCTGCCACGCGCGAGAAGGTGCAGTGGCGCAAGTTTATGGCTGGCTCGTATAATCAGGAGCGTTACGGCAATCGGCCTCAGACCAATGTTACGATTAGCGTGAGCGACATGCACTTGGACGCGCTGCGCAAGGTTAATGCTGACTTGGCACAGATTGACGCTGAGGACCGCCAGCGTGAGGCGATGGCCATTGACGCGGATTACGAGGATGTCACCGATGAGTAATGATAATCCGCTTGAGGAGTTTGTGCTGCGTTACCGTGACGACCCTGCGTTGTTTGTGCAGGAGGTGTTGGGCGCTACTCCGCACGATTATCAGGCTGAGTTTTTGCGGGCTGTTGCAGACGGTGAGCGCAAGGTTAGCATTCGCAGTGGCCACGGCACGGGTAAGTCCACGTCGGCCAGCTGGATTATGCTGTGGTTTGTTCTGCTGCGTTTTCCAAATAAGGTTGTTGTTACGGCCCCTACCAGTGGCCAGCTATTTGATGCTTTGTTTGCCGAGCTGAAGCGTTGGATTAACGAGCTGCCGCCGCAGTTGAAGGTTTTGCTTACGGTTAAATCTGACCGGGTTGAGTTAAACGCGGCTCCAAGCGAGGCTTTCATTTCGGCTAGGACGAGCCGTGCAGAGACGCCGGAAGCGTTGGCTGGGGTTCACTCGGAGAATGTGCTGTTGGTTGTGGACGAGGCTTCTGGTGTGCCTGAGAAGGTGTTTGAGGCTGCTGCTGGCTCGATGTCTGGCCACGCTGCGACTACGATTTTGCTAAGCAACCCGACGCGCTCGTCTGGCACGTTTTACGAAAGCCAGACGCGGATGGCAGACAGCTGGTGGACACGGCGTTGGTCGTGCATAGATAGCCCGCTTGTGTCTGACGAGTTTGTTGACGAGATGCGCGCGAGGTATGGCGAGGAGAGCAATGCGTTTCGCATTCGTGTGCTTGGCGAGTTTCCTATGGCGGATGACGACACGATCATTCCGTTTCACTTGGTTGAGAGCGCGATACATCGTGACGTTGAGGTGACGCCTGACGTTAAGCCTATTTGGGGTTTGGACGTTGCGCGCTTTGGCTCGGACAAGACTGCTCTGTGCAAGCGATATGGCAATGTTGTAACTGAGATTACGTCTTGGCAGGGTTTGGATTTAATGCAGACTGTTGGGCGCGTTATGGCCGAATACGAAGGCTTATCGCCTTCTATGCGGCCTAGCGAGATACTAGTTGATAGTATTGGCGTTGGCGGCGGTGTGGTTGATAGGCTGCGCGAGCTTGGCGCGCCAGTCAGGGGCATTAACGTGGGCGAGGCTCCTGCTATGGGCAAGACGCACATGAACCTTCGCAGCGAGCTTTGGTTTAAGACAAAGGGTTGGCTTGAGGATCGGTCGTGCAAGCTGCCGAATAACGACCAGCTTCTCGCGGAGCTGACTGCAATACGCTACTCGTTCACATCGTCGGGCAAGATGAAGGCTGAAAGTAAGGATGAGATGCGCAAGCGTGGGCTGAGATCGCCTGACCTTGCGGATGCGCTCTGCCTGACAATGGCCAGCGACGCTGCGACTGCGTTATCTGGCGCGATGTCGAGTTGGAAGCAATCTATTAAACGCAATTTGAAGGGTATTGCTTAAAGGCCGTGCCGGTTTGTGTATGAGTATTTTTTTGCTGCTTTTTTTCGAGCTGCAATTGCTTCCTCTTTTTTGTAAAAAAAGCCAACGTACTTTCTGCGGCCATTAATATTTATTGTTGCGGCCCATTTTTTATTATTTTTCAACCAAGAAACCCCAGTATGCCCGCTGGTATTGTCCTTTCTTTTTCTTGAATTTTTTACGTTAACGGCTTGGCTAACATCTCTTAAATTTTCAATTCTGTTGTCGTCTCTTATGCCGTTTATATGGTCTATTTGCTGCTCTGGCCATTGGTTAAAATAAATTGCCCAGCACACGCGGTGAGAGGAAAATGTCATATTAAATACTTTTCCTCTTTTATATCCATCTTGGTTGTAAACTTTAAATGCCTCTTTTCCAGAATATTTTTTGTTCCAGCCAAGGCAACTTTTTTCAGCGTTTAATTGACTGTTGTCAAACATGTCTGGGCTTCGTTTCCTCCAATACAGTTTTCCCGTTTTGCTGCTGTACCACAAAACACTTTGCAGTTCTTCTGGCGTTGGAATATTTGATTTATTCATAATGGCCTCCCACTAAGATTGTTTTTATACTATAATGAACGCGCAAGATTTATAATGTCAACCTAAAGGTATTGCATGAAGCCAGTTCCGTTCCACAAGCTGTCACCTAAGATGAAAAACATCCGCATGAACCAGTGGATTAAAACTTACATTGGGAAGGGCTTGAGTCTAGAGGAAGCGCAATTTGCGGCTCGCTGGCGCGCCGGCCATTGGAAGCTGAGTGCGCGTATGGAAAAGATTATGGATGACTTGGGCGAATTGTGATATGCGGCTTGGATAGCCATTTGCAAACAAATGTGCTAATGTGCAGAAAAGTTAGAGGATGATGACATGAAACCATGTAAAGGTTGCCCCACCCCCGCAGCGTGTAAGCGTGCTGGAACTTGTCTTGCGAAAAAATACGGGAAGTAAGTTTTGGTTGGATTGCTAAGCCCATCTGACTACGCTGGTTATGCTGACGAGGGTCGCAGGCTTGCCGTTGACGTGCCGAATGTCACGCCGATGGACGCGGCTCGCTTTATAGCTGAGGCCACGCCGATCATTGGCGACGCGATGGCAGCCAAGGAGATTTACAACGAGGCCACGTCAGAGAACCCTAACTGGGCGATGGTTGGCGCACTTGGCGGTGCGGCTGTGTTGGGTTTATTCCCCGGCATAGGTGACGCGGCTGCGAAGGCTGTTAAGTCTGGTGCGCGTGGCTTGCTGGATACGGCGAAGCGCGTTGAGGTTGATCCTAATAATTTGCAATTAAAGCCAGAAACGCCTCCTTTGCTTGTCGCGGGTCGAGGCATTGGGGACAATGGAGGCCCGGCATTAAATAGTTTGTCTCCAGCGCAAGAAATCTCTAACTTACTGGCGTCTGGTCGTGCTGACGAAGTGACCGACGAAATGCTTAGCAAGCTGACGCCTAACGATAATATGGAATTGTTTGAGCTTTATCAAAGCGGAGCCACTGGCATGGACTTGCCTATGGACGAGGCATCACGGATGGCGCGAGCTGAAGCTATGTTTCCTAGAGATGGTTATCACGGGACAAACGCAGACATAAAGGGCTTTCAAGGCAATGTTTTTTCGTCAGATAACCCAACACTTTCTAGTACTTATGCTAGGGGTTCAGCTGATGCTCAAATTTATCCACTTCGGCTTGGAAGTAAACTTGGTGACACGGTGGTTGAGGGCGGCGGCGTAAATTGGAGCCAGCTTGATATAGGAGACGTAAAAGACCCAGCTGTAGCCGAGTGGCTTGATTGGGCGGAAGGCCAGAAAATATCAACGCGAGAAATTGAGCAAGCTGCTATTCGTGAAGGGCGCAGCGGTGTTCAGTTTAAAGACATTAATGACACTGGCCCCGGCTTCAATTCCAACCAATTTAAAAACTTAGGCTACACAAAAGAGCAAGAGCGCGCATTGCAAAAGCAGTATATGGAGGATTTGTCTAAGCCCTCAAATGTAGATGTTAGATTGTCGCCTAATTTAGTTCGCTCCAAATTTGCCCGCTTTGACCCACGCCTGTCTCACTTAAAAGACCTGTCGGCGGCAATGGCATCTGTTCCCGGCGGCTTACTAGCCTTACAAGAAATGCAAAAACGTGCTAATGAAGAGCAACAAAGGCAAGGACTGTTACAGTAATGGCAATCACAACTTACGCAGAGCTGCAATCAGCCATCACGGATTTTCTTAACCGTGATGACTTGGCTGCTATTGCGCCGACTTTCATCTCGATGGCGGAAGCTGACATGCAGCGTCAAGTCCGTCACTGGCGTCAAGAGAAGCGCAGCACTGCTGAGCTTGATACGCAGTATAGCGCCATCCCGGCTGACTTTCTTGAGGATATTCGGTTTTACATCACTTCGGGCGATACTAGACCGTTGGAGAAGATCAGCCAGTTTGAGCTGCTTGACCGCAAGTTTCGCAATCTTAACACCAGCGGCCAGCCTGCATACTATGCTTTGACTGCTGGCGAAATTGAAGTTTACCCTGTGCCAGATGGAACATACACAGCTGAGTTGTATTATTACTCTGAGATTGAGGCGCTGTCTGACAGCAACACGTCAAACTGGATGTTGCAGTATTTCCCCGACGCATACTTGTACGGCTCGCTGATACATTCTGCGCCGTATTTGAAGGATGATTCGCGTTTGCAAATTTGGGCGGCTTTGTATCAAAGTGCGATTGATGCTATAAACTTGTCAAGTGATGCAGCAAAATATGGCGGATCAGGCCGCCGCATGAAAATAAGGGCGTACTAACATGAGCTTATCCAATACCTTCGAGACGCACACACTAAACTATTTGTTTACGGCTACGTCAGTCACGCGGCCAACTGCTTGGTATGTTGCGTTGTTTACCAGCAATCCAGATGAGGATGCGTCAGGCACGGAAGTATCCGGCGGCGCATACGCTCGGCAGTCTGTTGCGTTTACTGTGTCTGGCAACACTGCGTCAAACTCAGCTGCGATTGAGTTTCCGACTGCGACTGCTCCGTATGGCACGGTCACGCACATCGGCGTGTTTGATGCGTCGTCTGGCGGCAACTTGATTGCGTATGCTGCGCTAACAACCAGCAAGGCAATTGACACGGGCGACGTGATGCGCATTCCTGCATCTGACCTTGACGTGACTATGGACTAAGCCAATGGCTGACACCACATACAGGACTGGCTTTGGCACTGGTGCATTCGGTGTCAGGGCTTACGGCGTTGATGGTGTTTTAAAAGACGGTGAAGCCATTGTTATTGGCGTCACCTCGACTGCGGCAGCGAATGTTCGCGTTAGGCTTTCCGGGTCTATTGTTGCATCCAGCTCCAGCAACACGTCAGACGCCACAAGAGTGCGCGAAGTCAGCGCGTCTGCCTCAGTGTCAGCGAGCAGCACTTCCGCAGCCCAGCGCGTCCGTGAGAGCGCCTCAAACGTATCTGCAAGTGCAACGGGTGCTGCATCGGTTGAGCGCGTGCGTGAGCAGAGCGCAGCATCGAGCATTGCCGCGAGCAACACGGCGGCTTGCGAGAGAGTGCGTGAGCAAAGCGCGGCGGCAGCGTCCAGCGCGTCAGCAAGCGCAAACGCAATTACAATTGTCAGCGCTGCCTCAACTATATCTGCCGTTACTACAAATGTTGTAACGGTTAACCGCGTTCAGTTTAGCGGTGCTTTGATTAGTGCTGTCAGTAGTATTACTTGTAATGCTATTGAAAAGTGGGAGCCTTTGCCCGGCACGGCTGAAGTGTGGACGGAGGTTGATCCTGCGTCTGAAATATGGCAAGGTGCATCTAACGCAACCGAAAGCTGGTCTGCGGTTTCCCCTGACAATTCAGAATGGACACCAGCCCCGGCTACAGGTGAAACATGGGCTGACGCCGCATAGGCTAACGCCGAACAGGAGAATATCATGGCTGATACAACCACCACAACGCTAGGTTTAACCAAACCAGAGGTCGGCGCTTCCGAGGATACTTGGGGCGAAAAAATCAATACTAACTTTGACTTAGTAGACGACGCGCTTGATGGAACAACGGCTGTATCACTTGACATTAACGGTGGCACAATTGACGGCGCAGTAATCGGCGGTGCAACGCCTGCTGCTGGCACGTTTACAACGCTGACTGCAAACACAAGCCTTGGCGGCACTTTGTCTACGGCTGCGCAGCCAAACGTGACATCTGTTGGCACGCTGACGGGCTTAACGGTTAGCGCCAGTGCATCTTTAGCAGGCGCAAGCACCTCCGCAGACATTACCTTCGGCGACAACGACAAGGCCATCTTTGGTGCTGGCAGTGATTTGCAGATTTATCACGATGGTAGCAATAGTTATGTTGAGGACACCGCAACAGGTAGTCTTGTTTTAAAGGGTGCTAATGTTCTTGTTAGAGATACTTCTGACAACGACATTATGAAAGCCAATGACGGTGGATCGGCTGTTTTATTTTACGCAGGTGACAATAAAATCGCCACCACCTCCAGCGGAATTGACGTAACTGGCACAGTGACGGCTGATGGGCTGACTGTGGAGGGTTCTGACCCAGTTATTTTGCAGCATAGTGCTACTGGACCAACATTAAGGTTTAATAATATTGACCAAACTGTTGCTGATGATCAACAATTAGCGCGTGTAGAATTTAGCACTGATGACGCTGGTGTAGAAAAAGATGAAGCATACTTACAGCTAACGGCTGATGGTAATGCTGGTGCATCTTTTTTTGATATTATGACTGGTGATGGTACGCCGACTAAAACAGCACGTTTTAGTAACAACGGCGACATTAGCTTCTACGAGGACACAGGCACGACACCAAAGTTCTTCTGGGATGCGTGTGCGGAGAGCTTGGGCATTGGGACGAGTTCGCCTAGTGATGACCTTGAAATAAGCACAAGTGCAGATGCTAAAGGGCTTACAATTAAGAATGCTGGCAATAATAGGCCATATTTAAATTTTGATT